GAACTATTGTAATAGTATGACATAGTACAGTTAAACACCAATTCATTAGACTGAGAAAGGAAATACACACAGGCTTGTGAACTAGATATTTCTGTTGTATAATATGTGAATGTAGTTGCACCACCTCCAGTGCCGCCTCCACCAGTTCCTCCAGTTATATTAGTTATAGATATGCCACAATCAGGATATATTCCAGAACAACCACTGCCAGGAGGCCAGTGAGCACCAGCATATCCGCTTCCACCATCGCCGTTTCCAGTATTAGACCAACCAGATAATATTGGGCCAAATTCAGTAACTCCACTTTCTTGAGAAGATAATATAGTTATAAAAGCAGTTTGTGGAGTACCTGAGCAATTTCCTAAAGCAATATCAAAATTACTTGTTACTTCTAAAATAATTCTAGGATGAGTTCCAGGAGTTCCTGTATAAGAAGCAGAAATGTAAAATTGATAATCACTAGTACCGGCGCATGCAGCTCCAGGTTCTATTTGATTTTCTACTACCCACCAAGAAAGACTATAATTATTAGGATCTAAATATCCAGATGATGGAGATAAACCAGATCCTTGTGTAATTGTAATTCTATCAGGTTTATTTAATTTAAACACTTGACTTGTAGCCGATCCACTTAAGTTATGTAAGATAGGAAGATATCTCCAACCGCCTTCATATATTTCTAGATCTGGATTATTGGCTAATTGTTGTGTATATGGGTTAGATTCATCATAATCAAATAGAGATATATTAGTAGTCTCTTGAGACTTATACAAATTTTGAACAGTAAATATATTCTTATTTGCTTTAGTTAAATCAAGTACGTTTTGATTGTTGTCAATAACATATTTAATCTGAGCATTAGACCTGTTTGGTAAGAATAATGATGCAGAGTAAATGTCTACAAGATATGCATATTGATATTTGATTTTATCAATAGCAGCAGTATCACCATATGAAATATTAGCAGGGCTTTCTGTATTATATTGCGCACTTATTGTTTTTGATCCTCTATACCTTGGTATTACAGACCTTTCCAAATTATAGTTATAGTCTTGTACTTGAGCGTATGGACTATTAGGGTTTGTATATGTTGCGTAATTATTTACTTGTGATGCACTAATAGACTGCGTTACTATACCATAGTTGACCGGTATTAATTGATCTGAATTGTAATCAAGATCAAATAATTGAACAGATCTAACAGATGCAGTTACATTTTGATAAAGTGCTCCTAGATTAACCTCAATAAAACCTGAACCAGTTCCTGGTAAGTTAGATGCTTCTTTTTGATTAAATGCCTCACCATCACTAGCTACTATCTTAGATCCACTAAATTCACCGTTGTATAGTTCAATATTTTGTGAACTAGTATATGAAGCAGGCCCTAAAGGAGTTGTTACAAATCCAGCCCAATAAGCAGATCCAGAGATAGCACCGCCAGGTCCACCATCTACAGTTAACATGTCAATTGACTGTGAATAGTCATTAAATGACATAGAAGGTTCATGACGAGCGTACTTATTTCTCTCGTACATGTGAGACTTGATAATAATACCTGTAGATACATTTGCTCTAGCAGGCACAAAATCTTTAATCAGTTTAAATAGAGAGTTGTTGTAGAATTTTAATAGGCGAACGTATTCCCAAATACTATTAGGCTGTGTATAACTTGCAAAATAAGCATTACTAGCACTAACTAATGGCTGGTAAGACGCAGAATACTGATAACCAGGAGCTCCGATCAATTGATTAATATCAAAGTATCCTTGTGATGATGTGATATTTGTGTTAATAACATCTGCTGGTGAAAAACCTACTTCAATATTTGTACTATTTATTCTATCATTATTTGTATAATACTGCAGTGTTGTATAAGGTGATAAAAGTGATGAAGATAGTTCTAGGCTACCTGTTACAATGCCACCTGAACCTGTTACAATTAATACCTTGTAGTCTGATGTGTTAATATCTGTAATGCCATCAACAGATCCAATAGGATTTCCTCCAAATTCTCTTACTGTTAGAATAGATTCAGGAATTCCAAATGTAGCGATCAAAGCTTTAACACCTCTTTCTGTACCTTTTGTTTTTAGTAGGTAAGGTAAGTTATGATAAAGCCTCTTATATAACTCATCTTGTATAGTGGCTGCAGCTAAAGTGGTTAAACTTGAAGTAACATAGTTGGTAATTATCTCTGATCCTGTTGGAGGAAGTAATGATCCATCTTGGTTAATTCCAAACAACGTATAGTATAGGTTATCTGATACGTTAGTGTTTGTATATAACTGCATACCAAAGCCGCGTAATGCGTCAGAAACGAGGTCTAATGATATACCGGTTTCTGGGTTATTTGTAGCATTATACCTATTAGATACATCTTTATAGTACAACCAAATATTATCAAAGTGTTGGCCAATCATATCAATAAAAGTGATATAAGGCGCGTTATTTGAATCGTCTAATAGATATTGTGGTATATAGTTTCTTAAAGTGTCTTTATTAGTAGTGTCATAATATGATGCACTAAATAATAAAGATTGTGTTGTTGGTGTAGGAACAGTTGTTGCGCTACCTAAAAAGTTGCTCGCAACTGATGAACTTACTGAATATAGTTGATAGGGCTGTGATGTGTTTATTTTTGGCCATGCCCAACTAGATGAGTTAAAATACAAGAAGTATTCATATAAATCAAAATTCTTTATAATATTATCTATTCTAGCTTTTAGCACGTCAATACTTGATGATGCAATCAAAGCAGAACTAGAACCACCTACTATTGCCTGTTGTGCAGATAAGTCAACACTAGCAGACTCAATTAATTGTAACTTATAAACGAAATTGTTTACTCTTTCTGTCGCATTGGAAAAATGTATAAAGTTAGAAAAGTTAGAATAGTCTACATTAATATCAACTGATCTATCTTGATAATAACTTAAAAGCTTTTGAAAAGATGATGTAAGAGGGCTTGTTAATAGATTATTATAGTTATAGTAAGGTGTTGTTTGACCATTTTTCGTATTAACTATTACATTATAATTAGGCCCTCTTAAACCATTAACATCTTGCTGTGGATCTACTTGAACTTGAATGTCAACATTAAAGCTAACTGACTCAGCTACTTTATCTACGATCCAAAGTTGTGTTTTAAGATCGAACTCTGTAGGTAGAGGTTCATATAGTTTAATTAGTAGATATGTTCCTTCTTCGTCTTCTGTTAAAGCTACGTTATTTGCTGTAATAACTTGATTGTTACCAAAGTTAAGATAGAAAATTGGAAAATAATTCTTTGTAGCAATATAACCTTGGTATTGATTAAAACCGTCTCTGATAGAAGCGTCTGCTAATACCTGAGATGCTAATTTTAATTCTGTTCTTGTTTGTGATATTTCTTTAATCCAATAGAATGTACCAAATTGAGAATTGAACAACTTCTTATAGAAGTTATATTGGACAGTAAGATTTCCTCTATTGAATCCTCTATTCTTTAAATCCCTTTCTGGATCAAGGGTTAGGGCAGAATATGTATTGTTTTGTGGATTGTTTAGTAAAAATGGATAGTAATCAAAAGCATCATAGTCAACATCTAAAAGTTGTGATGATTGATCGTAGATGTATAGCTCTAAATAATCACCATCTTGCCCAAAGCTAGAGTTAATGAAATTAGAAGTAACTAGCGCTCTATCTTGAGGCGTTAACTCAACAGGTTGTACACCTTCGCCAGAGTATGTTATATTAACTAATTCCATTATATAAGACTATTAATATCAGTAAACGATTGGTTCAAATCTAAAAGTTGTTGGCGAAGTGAGTTGATCTCTTCAATCAGTGCTTGTTTTTCTGCATCTATAACTGAACCTCCGATATATTGTTGGCTTTGTTCGACAAGATATGTGTGTGAGTTAATAGATCCAGATACAGGTATTTCAAAAAATAAATCTTGATAATATTGAAAAAATTGATCTACTGTTATAGTAGGCTCTTCATCTACTACAACTGGGGTTAACAACTCACTAAATTCTGTACTAACAGCTTTAGTGTACGTATTAATACCGTATATTTCTTTTACTAGATCTATGTTTGCCATTACCTAACTACTTTAAATATAAGATTATTATCTATTTCCCAAGACTCACCATCTTGTAGATCAGTTCTGATAAGTACCTTATAATATCTTTCTGGTTCAAGACCGTTCATATACATATCAAAATAACTACTTGTTGCATCACAACTAATCTTTGTATACGAAGTATCAAAATTAACTATCATATCTTCTGTCTTAGCATCTTGAAGTGCCCAATAAGAAGTTTGAGGAAGAGCTTTATTTGTAGTATATAAAGAAGCTGTAGTAAATACCCTAGTAGGATATTTGTCTCTAGCATTAATTCTCATTTTGAATTTATCTGTACCGTATTTGTAGGTGTTCGTATTATTAGCTAATGTAACTACAGTATTAGTATTATTTATTACAGATAAACTTCCTGTATTAAATGAACTATCATCCCATTTCATTTCAAGAGTTGGAGGATAAATAGTGTGAGTATCTACTGAAAAGAAACTAAGTCCAATATAACTATTAGGATTGTTTTCAATTGCTTGAGGGTGTTTAATTATAAACCCATCATTAGTAGATCCAGAGAACCAAGAATTGACTATTGTTGTAACATTAATATCTATATCTTTAT